AGCCTATCTCGATCAAGACATCCAACACTAAGGCCAACGGGGCCAACGTCTCAGAGAAGGGCGTCTCGTACACGCTCGATCGGGCGCAAGGTCAAGCGGTGGCCTTTCAGGCGTGCGGTGATCGCGACAACCCGAGCATATCGACGAGCGAGGAGTGCGCCTACACGGTGCCGGCTAACCCTATGAGTGATCGAGGTCAAGCGGTGGCCCACGCCTTCGACGCCCGACAGACCGACGTCATCCAATACGGCGACAAGTCGGGACCTCTAGACGCCAACGGCTACTCGATCGGTGTCGCGCACGCCATACCAGAGAGGGCGGTGTCGACTAGCAAGAGCGGTCCTAAATGGGGTGATATATCACGGGAGGAGTGCGCGTACACAATGGAAGCAAGGACGCGACCGCAAAACGTCCAACACGGCTACACCGTCCGACGGCTCACCCCGACCGAGTGCGAGCGCCTTCAAGGATTCCCCGACGGCTACACGCGCATCCCCTGGAAGGGTAAGACCCCCGAGGATTGTCCCGACGGACCTCGCTACAAGGCCCTCGGTAACTCGATGGCGGTGCCGGTCATGCGCTGGATCGGCCAACGGATCCTCGACGTAGACGGCGAATAAAAGAAAGTCGAAAAAGGGGGTAGACAACGGTAGACGACGGGCTATTCTTAGGTCATGCAAAACACCGAGACCACCACCTTCGCCCTCATCTTCGGCTTCATCCCTTCCGCCATGATCCCCGGCGTCGCCGCCGTACGCGAGCTTGCAACCGCGACCGCCGACCTCGCAACCTACGCCGGCCACTTCACCAACTACACCCCCAAGGCCGAGCGCCCGTCCGCCGCCTACACCGGCACCCCTTACGCCATCGTCGCCGGCCGCACCCCTTTAACCACCAACTAGGAGCGGAACCATGAAAGCCCAAGAACAAAAAGACCTCCTCGCCATCCTAAGCGGTGGCGATATCCTCGCGGCCTACGACTACGTCCTCAAGGCGTGCGCGGCTTCCACGAAGGCACCGAAGCCGATGAGGGTCAAGCGCACGCGGGGCAAGTTGGAGAGCTTGCTACCGGCCCAACAGGCTCTAGAGGTCGCGCCTTGCCGGTGTACCGTCTACAACGACGAGGCCGTCCAATGCCGCGAGCACGCGGCCTCGAAGGACCCGTCCGTATGTCTTGAGCTCATCGAGCGGCACCTCGGCGCGATAAACGAGCGCGGGCGTCGAGGCGGCCGGACGCCGATGACCCATTGGCCGGCCTTCATCTACCAACACGCGAGCGGGTACAACCATTGCCCGGTCATGGCCTAAAACCTTAAACCCTCACAAAAACATGAAAATCAAGAAAATCTACAAGCTCGACCGCGCCGTCTCGCGCACCGACGCTAACCGCTTCGCTACACAGTTCGTCCACGTCGACGGCAACAACGCCCGCGCCGTCGCTACCGACGGGCGCATCATGGCCTCGGTGCCGTGCGAGCTCTCACCCGTCGAGGATCTCGTCGGCGAGTCGGCGCTCATCCCGGTCGACGCTCTCAAAGCCGCACGCAAGGCCGCCGGCCGTGGCGCCGACGAGGTGGCGATGCACTACGGCGAAGGTAAGGTCCGCGTCGACAACGGCGACACGGTGGAAGCCTTCGACCAAGGGCGCGGCGAGTTCCCTAACTACCGCAACGTCTTACCCAACCCCGAGCACGGTATCGTCGTAACACTTAACGCGGAGCTCCTCCACCGTCTCGCCGACGCGATCGGCTCCGACGGTGCCGTCACCCTCACCTTCCAGAAGGACACCGACGGCAAGCTCGACCCTAAGCGCCCGATCCACGTCGTGCCTATCAGCGCGGACGGTGATACGGGCGCGGTCGGCGTCATCATGCCGATCGTCAGGGCCTAGCACCCCGCCAAGACCTGCCAAGACCCGCCGACCTACACCGTCGGCGGGTCTTTTCTCGCGTGGGGCGATGAATTGCGTTAGACTTCGGAGCATGGCACGCAAACCGCTCGAAGAAAAGGCCCTCTATGACGACGCGACCGACTTGGTCGAGACCGCCGAGACCGTACTACCGCGCTCTACGATCGGTATGCAAGCACGCAAGAAAGCCCTACGCGAGCTCCGCGTAACCCCCGCGTGGGTCATCCGCGAGCGTGAAGCCGCCGCCGTGAAGGCCGCACCGAAAGCCGAAGCCAAGCCTAAGAAGTCGAAGGCCAAACCTAAGAAGGCCAAAGCCGAGCCCAAAAAGGGTGGCTTAAAAGGTCGGATTTTCGGCGAATAACCCGGGCCAACGAGGTCGACCATGAGCTTAAACGAGATACGCCTCCGCAACCAATCCCAACAAATCTACACCCGCGCCCTTTCGAGCGCGTGGCGTAACGGGGTTCAGCTAAACGACCCGAGCTTGTGGCTCTTCCGCGACCCCGAGGTCGAGGAGAAAATGCTACGCGATGCCGATATTCGGCACGCGGTCGGCTACCGCCGGCACCTCATCGCCGGTAAAGACTGGTCCCTCTTGCCGCGGGACGAGACAAGCCCCCGCGCCCCGCTCTCGACCCACGTCGGGACGACGCTCCTCAAAGAGATCGAGGGCTTTACATCGGCCCGCATGAACCTCGCCCGGGCCTTTTTCTCCGGTGCTCGCTTCGCCCGGATCCACGGCGAGATTAGAAACCTCACGCTCGGCGACGGCAAAGAGCGGACTTGGTGGGTCCCGACCCGCATCGAGGACATAGATAAGCGCATGTACCGCATCGTCCCGCATAACGACGACGGCGACCTCTCGGCACATTGGGAGCGGTGGGACGTCGGCGAGACCACCTTCGAGACCGAGACACGCTTCGACGCGCTCCACACAATAAAGCACGTCTACCAGGACGACGAGGCGAGCCTCGGCCACGGCTCCGCGCTCCGCGAGGCGCTCGGCTGGTGGTGGTACGCGAAGGAGCACGTCTTCCAAGAGTCCCTCGCGGCGGTCGAGAAGTTCGCTCAAGGCGTGCTCACCGCGAAGGTCGACGGCGCACGCGACGCCGACACCGGCTTACCCAACAACGAGTTAATCGCCGATTGGACCGCCGTCCTCGAAGACCTACGCGCCCGCCACGTCCTCGTCTTCGACAAGAGCGACGAGGTCGAGATTTTGCCGGGCGGTGGCGACGGGTGGCAACTCCTGGAGACAATCCGGGGCGAGCTCAAAAACACGATATACACGCTCATTATGGGCGCCAACCTCACGACGGCAGCAAGCGACGGCGGAAGCTACGCCCTCGCCGAAGTCCAGGAAAACAGCACCGAGGCGCTCATTCAGTTCGACCGCGAGACCTTGCAAGAGACGCTCACGAAGTCCCTCCTCGGGTGCGTTTGGTATCGCAACCACGCCAACCTCGTCGAGCTCGGGATCGAGAAAGAGTGTCCGCTCTTCAACATCACGCAAGAGAAAAAGCAAGACCCGAGGGAGCGGGCCGAAGTTGCGAGCGCCCTCTCCGCGATGGGCGTCGACTTGTCGCTCACCGAGGTCCTGGAGCAGACAGGGTTCACACCTCCCGAGCCCGGCGAGCCAATCATCAAGGGCGGCTCGGCCATACCGGCACCCGCTCCCGGCGGTGGTTTCCCCTTTAAGGCTCAGGAGTAAACGATGGCAGAGTTCGACGTCGACTTAGTGATCGAGGACATCAACACCCGCTTGGCGAAGGACTACGTCCTCGCCTTCCGCGAGTACCTCGTCGCCGTCGTCTTAAAGAACGCGCCCCAAACGCGGGACGCTCGTCTCAAACTAGAGGAGGTGGTCCGGGAGTCAATGGGGCGTGCCGAAATCTTGGGCGCCCTATCGACCTTGCGCTCGGCCGCTAAGGTCCTCGCGTCGGAGTCGACCTTCTCAGCCTTCCAGGCCGAGCGAAATAGGCTCCTAGCCTTCGCCGACACCTCGACGACCAAGATTCTATCGAGGGTGACTTTTCTCGAAGCCGTCGAAGACCTCGTCGACCGCGTACCGGTGACGCTACGCGGCGCGGCGGAGCGCACCTCGGGACGGATCGCGGAGCTCTACTCCGCCGACGGTGGCGTGATCGCCTTCGCTCACTCGGCCGAGTCGGCCGTGACGCAACGCGCCCGCGAGCTCATCACAAAGGGCGTCCGCGAAGGGATCCCCGAGCGCGACATCGGCCGCGTGCTCGCGTTTAACGTCAACAGGATCCGCACCGAGACCGAGGCGTGGACCGAGGGATACGCGAGAATGGCCTTCCGCACCAACTTAAACGACGCGGTCTCGCAAGGTCGACTCCGCCAAGCCCGCGACCCCGACATCAAGGTCGCCATCCCTGCCCTACGCTACACCGCCGTCGGCGATGGCGACACGCGAAGCAACCATAATGCCGCCGACGGCGTCATTCTCGCGGTCGATAATCCGACATGGCGGAATATGCGCCCACCCTTCGGCTACAATTGCCGGTGCCAACTGGACAACATGAGCCGTCCCGAGCTCCGAAGGATGGGTCGCCTAGACGCGGCCGGCAAGGTCATCGAGTCGCGCATACCCGGCGCGGCCAAACCCGACGACGGATTCAGGCCCGGGGGGACCGTATGAGCCAACGTCGTTGGGATGAGGTCCGCCATGACCTATCAAACCTTGTCTTTCGGGACGGGGTCTCGATCGAGGAGGTCGCCCGGCGGACTCACGTCAACCGGTCGACCGTTTACCGCCTCATCAATGGCGATACCCAACGCCCCAACGGGCCGACCCGTGCGGCCGTCGAGAGTGTAGTCGCAAATGCGACACCGAAAGAAGGTAAAGTCGGGGGGTAATCTCCGACACCGGCCTAGCGCCCCCTTCGACCAATGACGACCAACACCAATTTATCAACGCAGCGTCTTTCGGCGCGGGGTGGCGCCCGGCGGCTCATCACGTCATTCTCCCGCCCGGCGAATACGACCGCATACACCGCCGGCGACATAATCACTGATAGCACGTCCGCGACCGTCCTCGGTTTCCGGGGCGCGGGTGTCGGCGGTAAAATCCGGGGGGCTTCGGTCATCATGGGTGAGACCGATACGGCTAACCTGCAACTCATCGTGTTCGACGAGGAGCCGACCAACAAAGCCGATAACTCCGCGCTCGCACTCACCCAAGGGGACCTCGACAAAGTCGTCGGTGTTTTTAACTTCCTAGACGCGAGCAAAATCAACATCGGCTCCGCTAAGGAGTTCTACCGCGCCGACGTCGAGCCGGCGGAGTACGCCTACACCTCGACCGACGGGCAGCTATTCGCTTTCCTCGTCACGCGCTCCGGGTTCACCCCCGCGTCGGAGACCGTCTTCGCCGTCAATCTCTACGTCGAGGGCAACAAGTGACCGACCCCGCCACGCACCGCGCTCCGGGCTTCAAGGTCACTAAGACCGAAAACGCTACGGTCTTTCACCACGTCCCGATCTTCGCCGAGTGCGAGCGCGGCGAGCTCTCCTTCGGTGCCGACTGGATCGCCGGCGCGGTTGCCGAGGCGAAACAGCAAGAGCGCGACGGGTACCTTCCGCCGCTCCACACTCGACACCACGAGCCCTCGACCGACCAGACCGACGCGGTCCGCGCCGTCGGTGTCTTCAAGATTACCGAGGCGAGCGCCTTAACCTTCAAGGGTAAACGGATCACGGCCGTCTATGCCGATCTCATCGTGACCGACGAATACATGGCCGAGGAGATCGGGCGCATGAAGTACCCATACCGCTCGGTCGAAATCTTCGACCCGGAAGGCTCGCCGAAAATCAACAGCCTCGCGCTACTCGACCACGAGGCACCCTTCATCGAGCTCCCTATGCTCTTCGCTGGCGAGGTCGACGATAAGCGCGACCCACGCCGACTCGCGCAAGAGCGCAGCGGCGGAGCCATCCCCGACACGGGTGTCGGTGTCGCAAATGCGAATAGCTTTTCCTTAAACTATGCAAGCGACCCCTCCAACCCTATGTTGGGTACCGCACGCAACGGCGACCGCGCCGTCCTTCTCTTCAAGTTCACCGACGAGGAAACAATGCCACAAGCAAAACCTAAAAAAGCAGCCGCCCCTAAAAAGCCGGCTAACTTCGCCGACGATAAGGAAGGCGAGGAAAAAGAAAACATGGAAGGCGACGAGGGTGGCGGCGGCTTAGATGTCGCGGCTATTTGCTCCGCCATCGAAAGCGGCGAGATTAGCGTCGCCGACATGGACGCGATTATCGCAGCCGTGCAAGCCCAAAACGCCGAGGTGGTCGAAGAGGCCGTCGAGGACGAAGAGCCCGCACCGGCTCCCGCTCCAGGCGCCGAGATTATGAAGGGTAACAGCGAAGCCGCTAAACTCTTCGCCCGCCAACAAGGCGAGCTCGACGCGCTCAAGGCCAAAGACGCCGCACGCGACGCGGCCGACGTCCGACGTAAAGCCGTCGGTGTCGCCATGAAGCGCCTAGAAGGTAAGCCTCTCGGCTCAAACCTCCAAGAGCGCCTCACCAACTTCCACGAGAAGGCCGGCGGCAATGCCGAGCTCTTCAAGGAATACGTCGACACGATGGCCGCCACCGCCGGCGACCTGCCAGTCGACGACAACGGCGAAAACTTCGCCGCACAGCCTAAGACGCCGAAGTCGGCGATGGCTTTCCAGGCTCTAGGCGGCGAGGCCGTCGACAAGGCCGCAACCTTCGCCCGCGAATATAAGGCTTTCAACGGTAGCGTCCGCGCCTCCGAAGAGTCCTATGTCCGGACCAACATGAAGCACCTCGGCTATGAGCTTGAGGCAACCACCGTCTAAACATGGCAGACCTCGCAGTAAATACAATTCACGCGACGAAGGGCGCGGACCGCTTGGCGGTTCCGATGACCAACGCCGCAGTCCTTCCCATCGGGACCCTTGTCCAAGTCGCCAGCGGCTTGGCGGATCACTACGACGGCACGAGCACCTTGCTCGGTATCGTCGTCGGTGGTGAAAACACCAACTCCTCGGGGATCCCCGTAGGTGATACAAGCCTAACGCCTGACGCGGCTTGCTACGTCGACGCGAGCGGGGTCGTCCTTCTAGGTCAATCCGCAACCGGTGCGACCGTGGTAGGCGAGCTCGTCTACTGCAACGACTCCAACATCGCCAACGCGACCGTCACGCAACCAACCACCGACGCGCCTATCGGCTATATCGTTGGCTGGCGCTCGGCGACCGATTGCGACATCAAACTCTTCACCGCCGCCGAGCACATGATCGGCGTCGCAACCGCACACGCAGACTGGGCCTAAACCATGAGAGTCAACTCTTCACAAACCCTAGCTAACGGTCTCCGTACCGAGTTTTGGGACACCTATGCGGCGGTCAACAACCGTGTCGCAGACTCGCGCTTGGCTTCGGTCATGGACCTCACGGTCGGCGCAACAAACCGCGAGCACGACTTCGCCTACTACGAGTCGGCTCCACACTTCGACCTCTGGAAGCGTGGCGACGAGATTAGCTCGAAGGGCATGGACTCCAAGAGCTTCAACGTCCCCGTCTACGAATGGGGCCGTCGAGTGCCTTGGCTCAAGTGGGACCGCGATGACGACCAAACGAGCTCGCTCTTGGACGTCGCACGTCAAGCAGGTCAATCGGCCGCGCTCCTTCCAGAGCGCTTCTTCTTCGACCTCATCCAAAACAGTACCGGCTTGCTTCCGTCTATCCCGACGGCGCCCGACGGTGCGGCCATGTTTGCAACCACGGCGGGCGGCACCGCTCGCTTCGGTGCGACTAACGGCAACCTCCTCTCGGGCGGTGGCGTAACGGCGGCGGCGATCCTCACGGACTTCTACGACGCCTTGGAGCAGTTCATGGCCTTCGAGGATACCGAAGGGCAACCGCTTATCGGCGACTCGGTCTTGCAACAACCGCTCATCCTCATCCACCCGGTCGAATTGACCGAAGCGATGGAGACGGCCTTCTTGCAACGTCAACAGCTAGGCGACGCCTCCGTCGGTGGCGCCAAGTCAAACATCGTCGCGGACACCGCGAAGCGGGTCACCTTGTGGCCTTCTCCGCGTCTCTCCGACGCTAACGACTGGTATCTCTTCTTGGGCGACGCGACGAAGGCGCAGACCTTCTTCCTCGACCGTGAAGGCGTACAGGAAGAGACCGCACTCATGGAAGACAACAACAGCGACCGCACCCGTGCGACCGCCGAGGAGTCGATCCAATGGTACAGCCGTTCCGGTGCAGGTATCGCGCTCCCTTACGGGGCGATCAAGACGACCAACACCTAGAAGGTCTAGGTCGGACCAAACACGGCCGCCGTCCTTCGAGGCGGCGGCCGTTTTTCTTAGCCTCTAACCATCAACCAATGAAGCCCGCAAATAGCGGCGATAACTTCCGATGACTACACAAACAAAAACCAAGACGACCTCGGTCGACCCGTCCCTCTTAGCGCCAGACTTCGACAACCTCCCCGGCGAGCTTATCGCCGAGGAATACACGTTCTGGCTCGGTGTCACCTCCGATTGTCCTCGCGGACAAATCGACGTCGCCGGCCTCCACTTCTCAAAGAGCGAAGAGGAAATCGTAATCAATGACGCGGGTAAACAAGTCCGCGTACCTAAGCACGGCACGCTCAATATGACCGTGACGAAGCACCACTTCGAGGAGCTCTTGAAGGTCCTCCCGCGCCTTGTGATCCGGCCAAGTAAGGCCGTAACGCAGGACGGAAGCGGTGAGAATACCGGCGACCCCGTCCAGCGGGCTAAGGGTAAGCTCATCAAGATCCCCGACGATAAGATGATCGCCGGTGTCGCCGAGAGCGGCCGCCGTCTCAAGCCTTACGTCCGCCGCCCTGGCGACCGTCCGGCTACCGAATTCATGTATTTCATGCACGCCCCCGAAGGGGTGCGCGGCTTGAATTACCAAACCATCGCCGAAGCCGGTCTTGAGTGGCCGGCCGTAATCCAAGAGGTCGACGACCTCATGAGCTAAGGAGCTCCTACCATGCCAACCGAAGCCGAGATCCAAACACAATGGAAAAACCTCGTCAACATCTTAGAGAAGACGAGGGCCTACGCCGACGATAACCTCGTCGGTGCGGGCGGGTATATTGACGTCTTGTATCAGAGCTTCGAGGGCGAATTCATCCCTCTAGATGGTGCGTCCTTTGCCAACCGCGCCCGCGCTCTCTTAGCGAGCGCGGTCGACCAACCTCAAGCCCTCGCGGCGCTTGAGCCGATGCTCTACGAGTACGCGTCCGTCCTGGCGGCGAGCGCGACGCTCGGCTACGGCTCGGGGTACCAAAGTGCGAACGAGGTCTTCGTGGCGTTGTACCAATGGCTCCACGACAACAGCGATACCGTCGAGACTCGCGCCATCACCTACACGTCGGTCTCGGCCAACGGTGGCAACGCTGGCACCGCCGGTATCTCACGCTTAACAAAGGACCGCATGGGCTACGACGTCGAGGCTTGCCACGTCGAGAAAAAAATGTTCCGGTGTGTCGTAGACCAGAACAGCGGATCCCAAAAGTGGGCGGAGAGCTTCGAGACGGTTGGCGAGCTTTCGAGCTTCGACGGCCTTCGCCGAGGCGTAACAGGTAGCGGCGAGTCGTCGCGTGCCTTAATCCGCGCGAAGCACGCGGGCAGCGGCGCCGGTGGCTCACTCCTTAACAATTCGAGCTTCTCAGACTTCACGGCGTCCTCAAGCTCGGGCGCACAGTTTAGCGGGTGGACCGAGACCCTCGCGGGTGCGGCGGTATATACCGACATCACGCAAGACACGAGCAACTACTACAGGTCGCACCCTAACGCGAACACAAACGCGAGCTTGAAGATCTCGATGGACAACGCCGCCGACACGGTGACGCTCAAGCAGACCATCGACAATATGCGGATCTCGCGGCTCGATCCAGACACGCCCTACTTCCTACGGGTCATGGTCAACAAGACTATCGGCTCGGCGGCCGGTGGTAGCGTATCTATCAAGCTCGGCGGCAACACGACCGTCACTAGCACCATCACGGCTCTCTCGGCAAATTGGGATGAGCTCGTGATCCCTTTCGACGAAACAACGTGGCTCGAGGAGTTCGGCGAGGAGGACTTCGACATCGAAATCGCATGGGCCGGCGGCACGTCGGGATATATGCTCTTCGATGACGCTATCTTCTGCCCTTGGGACCAGATTGACGGCACCTATTGGCTCATCCACCAAAGCACGAGCACGCCCGTCGCTAACCTCGTCGAGGACGAATACTATGCCGTCGACACCGGCGGAGCGCCAGGTACGGGAATCCTCCAATACTGGTGCTGGATCGCCGGCTTGGGATACCTCCCTAGCAGCGCCTCCCCTTCCATCGCGGACCCCGTATAAGCTATGACCGCAGCCGCACTATGGACGAGCGTCGTCGCTAACTACGAGAGCGAGGGTCTCATCAATCTCACCAACCCGCGAGACAACAACGCTCTCGCCGTAGATACGACCTACGGCGAGAGCGCGGCGCAAGAGGTCATCGACCTCTTCCCGCTCTACGGGCAGGTCGAATACGACGCGACCGACTCGCAGCACGTCGCCGTCGGTCGACGTGCGGTGATTGCCGTTCTCTACGAGCGTGGAGGCACCACGTCGTCTATCGCTCAGGTCGAATGGGGTGAGGTCTTCGGCGACGATGGCCTTCTCTCAAAGCTCAAACGCACGGGCGCGAGGGGTCGACAAGGCCCTAGCTCCAACTCGGGAGTCTCGCAGAAGAGCGAGCTAACAAGCAACGGGCGCCGGGTGCGCGGGTGGTCGGATCCCGACGCCCTACCCGCCGGTCGTCGATACATGCCCCGGCGCGTCATTGTAGACTAGGGGCATCATGACGAGGGCCACCTTCAAGAAAGGCGCTAAGGTCGGGCGATGGGAGAAAGCTCTCGAAAACCCGCAACGTGCGCTCAAACAGATCGGCGCCCTCATGGTCGCCGAGTCGCAAAAATCCTTCCGCGACCAACAGCACGGCGAGGACAAGTGGGAGCCTCGCGCACCCGTGAACGCATACGGCATCATCGCCGACTTCTCTAAGGGTGGCACTCCACCGGCTCGCCGCTTCGAGAGCACGCCCGCCCTCAAGGATACCGGGCGCCTCTCGGGCTCTATCGCCTTCAAGGTCAACGGCCGCTCATCGGTGTCGGTAGGGTCAAACCTGCCCTATGCCGGCACCATGCAGCACGGCGGCGCGATCGAGAGCGAGAAGATCTCAAGCTCGGTACGTCGGGCGCTCTGGAAGTGGCTCAAGGACGAAGACAAGGACCTCAAGGCGAGCCTCGGGTGGCTCCTCAATAAGAAGTTCAAGAATAAGACGCTCAAGGGTGAAACCCCGGCGCGTCCGTTTGTTGGCATCACAAAGAACACCATCGAAGACGTCCGCGAGGTCGTCGGTGTCGAAATCATGGAGGTCCGCTAGTGGTTTCTTTTAAGAGCTCTACCCGCGTCATAAG